GAGCGCTTACTACGGCGCCTAGTTCATAAGTTCCGGTTTGCCCGTTTCTTGAACGCCCCGACTCGCGCAACGTGAGCCGATTTGACGTCGCGCAACGCGACTACCCGAATGGTGGCTCTCATGGCTCGAGGTGGTGCGCGCAACCGGTCTGGACAGGGCGCCGACCCGACCTCAGCCCGCTCTGATGCCCGCGGATACAAGCTCACGGCGCTCCCGTCTGAGGGCTTCGACGGCGATGTGCCCCCAATCCCCTTCGATGCCTACACGGGCCGCGAACTGGCCCTCTGGGATGACCTCTGGACTACCCCGCAGGCCTGCGCCTGGTCGATGCAGTCGTGGCGCTGGGATCAGGTCGCGGATCTGGTCCGCATGAAGGTCCGCAGCGAGGCCGATGACGCTTCGGTGGGCGTGTATGCAGCCCTTCGCGCCCTTCGTGCCGACCTCGGCCTTACGCCGGCTGGTCTCAAGGAGAACGGCTGGGCCATCGCGGTCGATGCTGTCGCCGCGAAGCGTGATGAGCACGAGGAGCAGCCCACTACCCCGGCGAGCACATCGAGCCGGGGCAAGCTCAAGGTCGTCGCTTCCCGTGGCGCCTGACGAGAACGTAGTCGACTTCCCCACCCTCGGATTCCTTGCTGCGGACTGGATCGCCGCCCACTGTTCCGTCCCATCGGGTCACGATCTCGGCTCTCCGCTTGTGCACGAGGGCTGGCAACTCTGGTGCACGGTCAATCACTACCGCGTGCGTCCGCGCATCATCTTCAATCCGGTGCGCCCTCTACTCGCCCCTGCGTTCTTCTATCGCCGCAGCGTCGTTGTCGGCCCGCAGAAGAACGGCAAGTCCCCTTGGGGCGGCTCGATCGTCATCTTCGAGGCTGTCGGTCCATGCGTGTTCGCAGGCTGGGCTTTGGGAGGGGAGGTCTACCGCTGTGAGGATCACGGTTGTGGCTGCGGCTGGGTATTCCAGTACGAGCCGGGCGACGCGATGGGGATGCCCCGCGCGAAGTCGCTGATTCAGCTTCTGGCAACCGCTGAGACGCAGACGGCGAACGTCTACGAGCCGATCCAGACCATGATCAAGAGCGGCCCGCTCGATGACGTGATGAAGGTCCGCGAGGGCTTCATTCGCCTGCCGAACAACGGCAAGATCGAGCCTGTCTCTGCTGCCGCCCGCTCGAAGCTCGGTAACCCGATCAACTTCGCGCTTGCCGATGAGTCTGGCCTCTACACGGCGTCGTCAAAGCTGCTGAGTGTCTGGCAGACGATGCGCCGCGGCCTCGCCGGAATGGGTGGCCGTGCGCTCGAGATCACGAACCCGTGGGACCCGATGGACAACTCGGCGGCTCAGCAGGCGTTCGAGTCGAAGCGTCCCGACATCTTCCGCCACTACAACAAGCCGCCCGCCGACCTGTCCTACGCCAACAAGCGCGACCGCCACAAGATCCACACGATCGTCTACGCCGATGCCCCTTGGGTCGACGTGGCCGCGATCGACGCGGAGGCGGCCGAGCTGGTCGAGACCGATCCCAGCCAGGCCGAGCGTTTCTTCGGTAATCGTCTGGTCCAGGGCCTCGGCGCATTCCTGACGGACGAGATCCTGACGTCGCGCACGGTTGTCCGTGAGCCCGCCCGCAAGATCGCGCTCGGGTTCGACGGCTCGACCTCGGGTGACTGGACCGTGATCCGTGCTGAGACGCTCGACGGCTGGCGGTTTACGCCGACCTACGACGTCGGTGGCGAGGCGCGTCCGACGATCTGGGACCCGGCGCTGTGGGGTGGTCGCATCCCGCGCGGCGAGGTTCACGCGGCGGTGTCGTCACTGTTTGCCCACTACGACGTGTCGCGGATGTATTGCGACCCGCGCGACTGGCAGACGGAGATCGACGCCTGGTCGCTCGAGCATGGCGAGAAGGTCGTGATCCAGTGGCCGACGAACCAGATCGGGCGCATGTGGGAGTCCTTGGATCGCTATCACGCGGATCTGCTCGAGGGCACCACGACGCACTCGGATGACAAGACGTTCACCGTCCACGCGCTCAACGCCCGCAAGATCGGCAAGCCCGGGGATAAGTACATCCTCGGCAAGCCTGCCGACCACCTCAAGATCGACGTCCTGATGGCCGACGTGCTCGCGCACGAGGCTGCTGCCGATGCTCGCGCTGCGGGCTGGGCGAAGGTTCGCGACAAGTTCATCTACACGTCATCGACAACTCGCCGGAGGTGAGCGTGTGACCCCCGAACAGGTGCTCAAACTGGCGGCGCTGCTGTCGCAGAAGATCCAGGACCGTCGCGCTGAAATTGCCCTCAATGTGTCCTACTACAAGGGCACTGAGGGGCGCATGAAGTACGCCTCGGACGAGTTCCGAGAGTATTTCGCACGTCGATTCGCGGGATTCTCTGACAACTGGTGCAAGCCGGTAGCCGAGGCGCCCATCGAGCGCATCAACCACCTCGGCATCCGTCTCGCAGATATGTCGACGGCTGATGAGGGTTCGGCGCGGCGCTGGGAGCGCAACGACGGCAACCGTGGCCTGTCTGAGGCTCTGCTGATGATGACGGTGGCGAAGCGGTCGTTCGGTCTTGTATCTCCTTCCCCTGTGGGTGCTCGGTACACGTTCGAGCACCCCGACTCTGCTGCGGTCATCTATGACGCGATCACCCGTGAGCGTCGTGCCGGCCTGGCACTGTGGCAGGACGAGAAGACGGAGTTCGCGTCTCTCTATCTCCCGAACAGCGTCCTGTCGCTGCGGCGCGAGAAGCACGCGGCCAGCGCGGGCGATCTCTATGTCCCCCCGGATGCTGACGGCTGGCAGTTCGACGACTCGCGCGGCCTGATCGAGGTCAGGAACCCGCTTGGCGTCGTCCCGCTGGTCGAGTTCCGCAATCAGAGCCTCCTTGATGACGACCCGATCAGCGACATCGCTGGCGTCCGGTCGACTCAGGACACGATCAACCTCGTATGGGCCTACCTGATCAACGGTCTCGACGTCGCATCCCTCCCGGGCCGCGTGGTCAAGGGCGTCGATGTGCCGAAGGAAGTGATCCTCAACGAACTTGGCGAGACAATCGGCACGCGGCCGATTGAAATCGACCAGCTCGTCAAGGATCGTGTGATGTTTCTGCCTGAGGGTGCGGACATTGCCGAGTGGGCAGCGGCGAACCTTGACCCGTTCTCCAAGGTCATCGAGCAGGCTGTGCAGCACATCGCGGCACAGACCCGCACGCCCGGTCACTACCTGCTCACCGGCTCGAACGTCCCGGCGACGGGCTACGAGATCGCCGAGGCTGGCCTGACGTCGAAGTCACTCGAGCGGATCTCCTACGCCTCCCCTGAGGTGCGCGAGATGCACCGCCTGGGTGCCATCGCGGATGGCGACAATGCTGCGGCCGAGCAGATCGCGGTCGGCAAGATGCTGTGGAAGAAACCGCAGTACCGCAGCGAGTCGCAGCTCATGGATGGGCTCGGCAAGATGCGGACGGCTGGCTTCCCGTTCCAGTGGATTGCCGAGGAGTACGGGCTCGACCCGACCGAGGTTGATCGTGTCATGGAGATGATCAAGCGCGAGCAGGAGGAGTCCTACCTGACCCCGATCCCGACGCCTGCACCGAACGGGGTGGCGGATGTACTCGCAGACCCTTCCCTCGTCATCTGAGGTCTACGCGGCATCGCAGCGCGCCGAGATGATCGACGCGATGAAGGCCGTGAAGCGTCAGTGGCGCCGCATGGGGTCGGAGTTCGATCAGTCCTACTACCGGATCGAACCGACGCTCCTGGCGGTTGTCAGGACGGCTCAGGAGCGGCTTGTCGTGGGCGCGTCCACCTACATCCCCGACGTGCTAGACGAGCAGGGCATCAAGGCGGATTCATTCGCTCGGGTGTCTACGCTGCCGCTGATCGGCGTGGCCGGCGACGGTCGCCCGGTCGACTCGCTGCTCTATGGGGCGGTCACGGGCGCCAAGACAGCGGTCGGCAACGGGTCGACGTCGTTCGCTGCGCTCAAGTCGTCGGGCAAGTGGCTCGAGACGGCGGTCGGCACGCTGCTCTCGGATACGGCGCGGCAGTCAGAGGCCCTGCACTCGGGCGTTCGGCCCGTCACGGGCTACGTGAGGATGCTCAACGGGACATCGTGCGCCCGGTGCGTCGTGCTCGCAGGGAAGTTCTACAAGAAGAACACAGGCTTCGCGCGGCACCCCCGATGCGACTGCCGACACATCCCATCCACTGAGGCGCTCGCGGGCGACATGACGGTCGACCCGGTGGCCTACTTCGACTCGCTAACCAAGGCCGAGCAGGACAAGACGTTCGGTGCGGCTGGCGCCGAGGCGCTACGGGCTGACGCGAACATGAGTCAGGTCGTCAACGCTCGTCGCGGGGTCCGAACCTCACAGATCGGCGGGCGGTCGATCCTGACCACCACCGAGGGCACCACGAAGCGCGGAATTGCCTATCGCAGCCTAGGTGGCAACCGCGCGACCAACGTCAAGGCGTCCGGCCAGCGCTACGCCCGCACGACACGTCCCAGGCTCATGCCCGAGACGATCTTGCAGGTCTCCACCGATCGCGCGGACTACCTCAGGTTGCTCGCGTCGAACGGGTACTTCGCTTAACCGCACAACCCCCGCGCCCGCAACGGTCGCAGGTCATCTCGCAAGGAGATCCGCAATGCCCGAGCCCGTCGCTCCAGTCGAAGTTGTTGCCCCGCCAGTCGTCACGGAGGTCGTCGAGCCTGAGACTCCTGGCGCCGATGCGCTGGGCGATCCGGGCAAGAAGGCCCTCGACACGATGAAGACCGAGCGCAACGCGGCTCGTGCCGCCGAGCGTGACTTCCGCGATCAGCTCGCGGCGCTCCAGGCGCAGGTCGACGGCAAGGCGGTCGAGTACGAGGCCGAGCAGAAGACCCGCAAGGTCGAGTCGGACGCGCTCGCCAAGGCGAACGAGCGGATCTTGAAGTCCGAGATCCGCGCCGCCGCAACGGGCAAGTTGTCCGACCCGAAAGATGCCCTCAAGTTCCTCGACCTCGCAGCGTTTGAGGTCGGAGTCGATGGAGAAGTCGACGCGCCCGCCGTCCTGGCGGCGCTCGAGGCCCTCATCAAAGACAAGCCCTACCTCGCCGCGCAAGGCGGCAAGAGCGAAGTCGTGTTCGAGTCCCCGGGATCGCACCGAACCGGAGCTGCTGACCAGTTGACCAGCAGCGACCTGGACCGCATGTCCCCGCAGCAGATCGAGAAGGCCCGTTCCGAGGGTCGTTTCGACCGGCTGTTCTCCGGTAAGTAACCGATCCACCCTCTGAAAGGGGTCTCTCATGGCAGTTGACCTGTTCATCCCGAAGGTTTGGTCCGCCAACCTGTTCACCACGCTCGAGAAGAAGTACATCTTCGCGCAGCCCGGCGTCACGAACCGTGACTACGAGGGCGACATCGCCCAGTACGGCGACACCGTGCACATCGGGTCGCTGACTGACCCGACCGTCGCTCCCTACGTCAAGAACGTCACCGTCATCAACCCGGCCACGCTCGCGACCACGGACCAGACGCTGCTCATCGACCAGGCGAAGTACTTCGCCTTTGAGGTCGACGACATCGACGCTCGCCAGGTCCGCGACGAGAACAACCTCGTTGCCAAGGCCATGGGTCGCGCGGCCTCGCTCATCTCGGACGGTGCGGACACGTTCGCTGCCGGCCTGATGACCGCGGGCGCCGGAAC